ACCGCTGACAACCCAACCTCACTGATTAACGCGCTGTATGACGCAGCACGCGAAATTACAGAAGACAGCAACTATTTCCCAACCCATCTTTGCGTCAGCCCTGACGTGTGGGAAAAGTTGGGCTCACAGCTTGACGGCTCAAAGCGTCCGATTTTGGGCTACACCACAAACGGCGTCATTGGTCAAAACAGCATTGGTCGCGTAGGCGGCTTGCAGTACACCGGCATGGACGTAATGGGCCTGCAGCTTGTTGTTGACAACAACTTTGCATCTGGCACAATGCTTGTGGTTTACGCACCTGGCTTTGAAATTTACGAAGCACAGCAAGGCATTTTGAGCATTGCAAACCCATCTACGCTGTCCCGTACATTCTCCTACTACGGCTACTTTGCAACATTTGTTGCCAAGTCGAGCTTTATTCAGGGAATCGTAATCGCCTAATTAGAAAGGCGGAGCAGCTGTGGCTGTCTACGGAACACAAAGCAAACAACTGCTAGACAACTACGCAGTTATACAAACGCTGGAACCTACAGAAATAGTTGTGGGCCAGCAGGTAACTGTTGGCAGTTTGGGCGCACCGTTTAACGGCACATTTACTGTTCTTGATATCCCGCTGTATGAGTACATCGGCGTTGACGGCCAGTCAGGCGCGCTCATGTTTAATGCAAACGTGCCTAGAGAAAACCAAGTGTTGTTTGCTTGTACTGGCGCAGACGTTTTATATACCGTCGTTTATACCGGCACCGTCACTTATACGCAGTCATGCACCTGGATTACCGCAGCACAACTAGAAACATATTTGGGCGTAGATATCGCCGACCCATCGGACGATTACACACTGCTGACGCAGGCCCGCAACGCCGGCAACGATTTTGCTTATCGTCGTAGGCAGGAGTCAGGCTACGCAGACAGTTTGACCACTTCACCTGGGCACGACGTCACGCTGGGTACTCTCATGTATGCCGCGGCCTTGTGGCGCAGTCGAGGCAGTACACAAGACACCTTTGCGACCTTTGACGGTATGGGCCAAGCAAACGTTAATGCCATGACTCCAGTTATTAAGCAGCTGCTAGGCATTGACCGCCCACAGGTTGCCTGATGGCTTACACAGACCTGTTTAACGAGGCAATCGCAGACGTAACAGCCACACTGCAAGCCGTTACAGGCCTGCGCGTCGTAAACGATGCCACAAAAATAGTGCCTAATTGCGTGTTTCTTGACGCGCCAAGTTTTGAGACCATCGCCGGCAAAGGCAACATTGTGCGCATGACATTTCAAGTCAAGGTCATTGGCACAGGCCCAGCAGGCCTGCCGGTACTGCAAAAACTGTTGAGCATTGCCGCCAGCGTGCTGGCAAGCCCAATTATTGTCATGTCAGGCCAGCCAGGTGCAGTCGAAATGGGCGGCGCAACCTACCCGTGTTACAACTTGCAAATGGCTTTACAAGCACAGACAACATAAAAGTGTTACTCTTTACCCATAACGAAGTGTTACCACGGGAGACAAAATGGCAACTTCAACATATCTAACGAACCCGACAGTGAACCTTGCGCCCACAACTGGCGGCGCAAAAGTTGATTTAACTGACCAGTGCCGTAGCGCAACCATTACTCTTGGCGTTGACAGTTTGGAAAGCACCGCGTTTGGCGATACTGGCCATCGTTTCGTGCCTGGCTTGCAGACCGTTGCAGTAGACCTTGAAATGTATCTGTCGTATGGCGCTGGGGAAGTCGAGGCAACCCTGTTTGCGAACTTAGGCACCGGCACAACAGAGTTGACTATTTCGCCATCAGGCACAGCTGAGAGCGCAAGCAATCCTGAGTACACGATCATTAACATGCAGCTTGTCAACTTCACGCCCATTGCTGGCGCTGTGGGCGAACTCAGCATGGTTACCGCGTCGTTTGTAGGCGGAACCTACGCGCGCGATATTACAGCACCATAAACAACCCGACGCAAGGCGGCAGACATGCAAATAACATTGAAACTCAATACTGGCGACGGCCCGCACCAGGTCACAACAAACCTTTGGTGCGCTGTGCAATGGGAACGTAAATACAAGCGCAAAATGTCAGACTTAGCGCAAGGCATCGGCGCAGAGGATTTGGCTTATCTTGCTTGGGAGGCCAGCAAAAAAGATGGCATCACAGTGCCAGTTGTTTTTGATGACTTCATCAAAAAACTGGTAGCAATGCCCGAAGTTGTTGAGCAGGAAGACTCAAACCCTACTCAGGCGGCTACAGACTAGCTCTTTGTCATCTTCTTTTAGAGACTGGCTTTTGGCCGCCGAACATAGAATTTTTGAGCGCTGACCTGAACACTTGCATTAGTATTATGAACAAAGCAAGGCAGCAACGATGACAGCGACAGTTAACACAGAACTTGTGGGTATTCGAGAGGCTGTGGCTGCGCTGAACAAAATTGAGCCTGGGCTACGCAAACAGTTTGCTGCAGAACTCAATCAGATAGCCGCGCCGGCAATACAGGCCGCCCAGCAGCGCTACTCGACTTTAGGTGTGCCGTTGTCTGGCATGTCTAAACAGTGGTCTAACAATGGCCGTAAATTGTTCCCATACGACCCTGTAAAGGCGTCTAAGGGCGTCAAAGTCAAATTGGACACAAGACGCAACAACGATGGCGTAATCGTCATACAGCAGACTGACGCAGCCACCGGCATATTTGAGACCGCAGGCCGACGCACCAGCAACACGCTTGCAACCAATCTGGGCAACACGCCAGCGCATGGCCGCACCCGCATTTTTGGGCCAGCCGTTTACAGCCAGATACGCGCCATCACCACCGAAATTGAGCGCGCAGCGTTGCGCGTCATTAACCGCGTTAACAGGGACTTCAAATGATTTCCATACCCATTATCAGCAGCTTTGACGACAAGGGAATAAAAAGTGCTGTGCGCGAATTTAAGCAGCTGGAGACCGTAGGGCAAAAAGCGCAATTCGCCATTAAAAAGGCGGCTGTACCAGCGGCCGCAGCACTGGGCGCTGTAACTGCCGTTATTGGCGACAGCGTTAAAGCAGCAATAGAAGACCAGGCGGCACAGGCTGGCCTGGCTCGACAAATTAAGGCAAGCACTGGCGCCACTGATGCACAAGTGCAATCTGTTGAGTCTTACATTTCTAGCCTTGCCAAGAGCGCGGCAATATCGGACGATGAGGCGCGGCCAGCGTTTCAGAAGTTAGTTGTTGCAACTAAAGACGTAACAAAAGCAACAGAGCTGATGAACCTTGCCACTGACGTCGCGGCGGCAACAGGTAAACCGCTGGTCGATGTCAGCGAAGCATTATCAAAAGGTTATGCGGGAAATATGAAAGCGTTAGGCGCGCTTAGCCCAGAGATCAAAGCAATGATTAAAGACGGCGCCAGCCTTGCCGATGTGCAAAAAGTGTTAGAGGCAAACTTTGGTGGTGCCGGCGAGGCGGCAGCGAACACAGCTGCAGGAGGCATGAAGAAATTAGGCATTGCTTTTGGCGAAACCAAAGAGTCAATAGGGCAAGCCTTTTTGCCGATCATGGAAAAATTGTTACCTGTGGTGCAAAAGTTCTCAGACTGGGCAGAAAAAAACCCAGAGTTACTTGCAGCTGTAATTGCCGGCATGGGCATTTTGGCTGGCTCAATTCTTGCTGTAAATGCGGCAATGATGCTGAACCCTGCGGTAGCGATTACTGCTGGCATTCTCGCTTTAGGCGCGGCTGTAATCTACGCATACAAAAAATTTGAGGGCTTTAGAGAAGTTGTGCGCGTTGTAGTCAACGCTATGGCGGGCTACATCGAGGGCATGGTGAACGGATTTATCAAAGCAATTAACCTTGTGATTTACGGCCTAAACCTTGTCAAGCCAGGCAAAGACATAAAAATGTTGCAAGAAATATCTCTAGGCCGTATGGCTGAGCCAGTTGAGCCAAGCGACCCAGGCCGCAACGGCAGCGCCAATATTGCCGAAAGAAACAACAACATAAACATAAGCGTTTACGGCGGCGACCCTAACCAAGTTGTTGAGGCCTTGCGCTCATACATGCGCCAAAACGGCAGCGTGCCAATCAAGGTAAGCAACATCTTCTAATGGCAATAGTCCAATACCAAGTAGAGGTTGGCGCGACTTACGCAACGCTTACAACTGTTGTTGCCAACGTGCAAAACGTGTCTTTAACCTATGGACGGCAAAAGCCTTTAGACGCCTACAGCGCCAACACAGGCAACGTGGTTTTGCGTTACCCAACCGGCTACACAACCCCAAATGCCCTATTTGTCACAGGCACTTGGCTGCGCATATCCGTGAGGCTCGGCACCTCTGGCACATATCGCCAGCTCTTTGTTGGTCGCATCACTGATGCAATGGTGCAGTACGGCATTCCCTATTCTGGGGGCGTCGGCAACGCAGACTTTGTTACTTTGAGCTGTGAGGGAAACTTTGCGGCCTTTGGTCGAGTGCAAGGCAACAGTTACGCAATGACCGCCGGCACTCTCAGCGCGCAGGCAGGCCAGTGCGCAACACAAACAGGCCTGAATGTCAGCACCACCAGCGCATTTGGTGGCACTCAGGCATTCCCAGCCACAACCATTAGTGGCACCTGGGGCGACTGGGTAAACAGGGCCGTACTAACAATGAACGGCAAACTTATTGACATTAGCGACGGCATTTTGATGGTTAACGCATACCGCAAAATTGCTGGTTTTTACGGCAATTTTAGCGACACCACAAATGACGCCAGCAACCATATTTTTGAGCAAATATCGTTTAGCAGCTTGGCAGATAGTTTTTATACACAGGTAACTGTTGACCCTGAGTCTTTTCCCGAGGCCACAGTGTCGACAGGCGTTGCACCATTCCGCACGTATTTGGTTAACACGTTTAGCGCGTCAACAAGCCAGGCAACCGACTTTGCCAATTACCTGCTGTCTACTTACAGCACAGCAACACAACGCATTTTAAGCGTGACCTGCAACCTGAGCGCACAAAATGGCGACATTCCGTCTTATGGGATGGATCAGATCGGCTCGACTGTGACCGTGACGTTTCGAGGCACCGTGTTTAACTGTCTGTTGGAGGGCGCAACGTTTAGCGGCAACCCGTCGCAAGCCAGCGCTACGTTTTACTTAAGCGCGCAAGACCTAAACAACTATTTAACTCTTAACGACGCCATTTATGGCAAACTTGACTTTAACAAATTGGGGTACTAATGGCTATAAAAACTTTTACTACTGGCGAAGTGTTGACCGCTTCAGACACAAACACCTACCTAGCAAACAGCGGACTCGTTTGCATTAAACAACAGACAGTCGGGACAGCCGTAGCAAGTGTCACCGTTTCATCTGCATTTTCTGCCGATTATGACAATTACAAAATTGTTTATCATGGCGGGACAGGCAGCGACGGCGACTTACAGATGACACTTGGCTCTACTGCTGCGGGCTATTACATGACTTTTGGGTTTATTCCATATCTATCGCCAGCCTTAACTGCCGTCTCCATAAACAACGGCGCTAGTTGGTATTATGCAGGTTCAACCCGCACAACGGTTAACACTTTAAATCTCGATGTATTTGGCCCGAACCTTGCAGAAGAAACTTCAATGTTCGGCATTTATTCTGGTTCAAAAGCAGGTTCTGGCGGTGGAGCAATCCAAGGTTTTTTAAACAACACCACGCAATACACGGCGTTTACTCTTACGCCTATCGTGGGAACGCTTACAGGCGGGAAAATTACGGTTTACGGATACAGATTAGGATAAAAAATGACACGCCCAAACATACAAATAGACGACGAAGTACGCGAAATGACAGAAGAAGAATATGCAGAGCTCATTGCTAGCGGTTGGACTGAAGAAGGCAAAGATGATCTGGCGGGCTAGTTTTGTGGCGCTTTTGTTTGCGTCAATTCTTTTAGCATGCGGAAACCGTGAGCGCGTTAACTGCCCACCACTAACCAAAAACAAGGCTTTGCGCGCAGCAACAACCATCACCGTAGACACGGCCAGCCTTGGCAATACCCGAACAGTTGAGACTAAATGCCTTTAATCCCAGCGCCACGCCGCGAACATCGCATGACAAGCGAAGAGATCAAAGCGCGTCTAATCTTTATTGTTGCTTGCGCGCTGTCAATAACGTTTGTGGTCTCAACATTGGCGTTGCTGTACGGCTTGCTATTTGTGACTCAGCCGCTCGAAGTATCAGACAACGACAAAAGCGCCTGGGCAACCTTGCAGCCATTGTTGCTTTTTCTCACTGGCTCGCTTGCTGGCCTGCTCAGTGCTAACGGATTAAAAGACAAACCGAAAGGCAAAACCGATGAATGACGACGACAAAAAAGGCTTACTTAAAATTGTGCGCCAAGCAGCTGCAAACCTTTTGCATCGTATTGCTGACATTATTAACAAGTCATGATTTACACCGGCACGACAGACGGCGCAGCTGCAGGCAAGCGCGCCGGCACAGAAAAGTTTGTGGACATAATGACAAACAAAGGTTTTACTAACCTTGGCACCTGGGCTGTAAGAAACATGCGCGGCTCAGACCGCCTGTCAGTACATGCCACAGGTCGAGCAGCAGACCTTGGATACAAAGACAAAGCAACTGCCGCATTATGGGCAAACTGGCTTGTTGCAAACTACAAAGTTTTGGGCATTGAAGAAGTGCACGACTATGCCGGCACCACAAAAAAAGGCTGCGAGAAATGGGGCCGCGGCTGGCGCTGCAACCGTGACGGTAAACCAGGCTGGAAAGACTGGACAGAATCCGCAAACGGCGGCTCTGGAGGAGGCCTGTGGCTACATGTAGAACTGACGCCAGCAATGGCAGACAACCCTCAAGCCTTTGTCGAGGCTTGGAAAAGCGTGCCTAGACCTGCATAGTGCCCAAAACGGCTGCCCTTTTGCTAGGGTTTTCTAACCGGCAGAAAAGAGGCATACATGTTTAGAGGCATTTATTAGGCGTTTTGTCGTGGCATTCATGGTTGCCACGCTCACAATCCCAGCAGGCCCAGCGCACAGCGCAACCCCACCAGTAAAAGCCTGCCCGCAATACCATGCTGCAATGCGCAAGGTAGGGCTACCGCCCGAACTCTTTAGCGCCATCATGTATCGAGAAAGCCGCTGCGACCCCAAAGCGATCGGCTGGAACTATCACCCTGGCATGTCGTACAAAGACTGCAAACGGCAAGTTGCGAGCCTCTACAAGCGTTGTAGGGCCGTTAGAACGTACGACAGCGGGCTGTTGCAGATCAACAGCACATGGGTAACTGTGACTGCTCAGGTCTGCAAAAGCCGTTATGGCGACATGTCGGTATTGTTGCGCCCAGCCTGCAATTTGGCTGTTGCCGCGCATTTATACAAGACTTCTGGCATTGGCAACTGGCGCGCCACAAGCGGCAAAAGGTAAATGTCACACCTGGTTGTTTCAATATGTTATGTTCACCATAAGTACTACGGCAGGAGGAAATATGGAACACCCGAATTTGTTTGACGCCATCGCTGAGCGCGACGCAGCAATAAACAGTGTTGAGGGCAACACAGACAGCAACTGGTTAAGGGCCGCAAACATGGCTGTTGAATGGCTAGCAAAGTCAGCTGTAAATGGCTTTACTTCAGACGACGTCTGGGCACAGCTGGAAACTTACGGCATGACCGGACAGGTGCACGACAACAGGGCTTTAGGGCCAGTCATTTTGCGTTGTGCGCGTAACAACCTGATCATGGATACAGGGCAATATCGGCCAAGTAAGCGCCGGCATTGCGCGCCTATCAAAGTATGGCGAGGTATCTGATGCGCAACGTATTTGGCGTTTTTGCATTTGTGGGCGTTATGACAGTGTTTGCTTTGGTGACATTGTGGGCAGCCGACTGGATACAAAACTATGACGAAACAGGCAGGTGGGAATAATGAGTTTTAACCTTGACAACTACGAACCAGTAGCAAGCCGATTAGACCGATGGCTAGAAACTGTCATATCGCAATCGTCAGCTGTACCGCGCGTCATTACGACATTGCACGCATACGAGCCTGGCGCGTGGTGCATATTTAAGGCCGAGTTGTGGGAGGGCGACACGCTTATGGCAACTGGCTATGCAGAGGAACATCACACCGAAAAAGGCGTGAACTCGACAAGCCACATGGAGAACTGCGAAACCTCAGCCATTGGGCGAGCATTAGCAAACTGTGGGTATGCCGGCTCTGACCCGTCAAAACGCCCCAGCCGTGAAGAAATGGCAAAGGTAGTGCGCTACGAGGGCGACATGAAAATAACAGGCACCTCGAATGCGCCAAGCGAAAAGCAGCTGTGGAAATACAAAAGCGAACTAAAAAAAGCAGGCCTACTGCCGCCTTTGAACATTGCGACAATGTCTAAATTTGAGGTTTCAAAAGCCATTGAGGCGTTAGTCAACGGCGAAGTGCCGGCAGAGCCATTAGAACAGGAGGAACCGTTTTGAGCGATGACCAGGTATGGAATGCGTTTATCACGTCATTGCCTAAACAGGATCAGGCCCGACATGATTTAGAGAATTTTCAGGCGCGCCTGCTTAGAAATGCGTTGCAGGAAATAGAAGACTTGAAACTGGAGATCACGCAACACCAGGCAGAAATTGTGCAGCTGCAAGAAGTATTGCAGGGCTATTCAAGTCTTCTGCATGACACCAAAGAAGACCGCAACCGTTTTCGCGACGACTGGCAAGCAATGGTAAGAGACCTCTCACGATGGAAAAAAAACTGATGGTTGCGATCAGTGAAAAAGAATTTCAAAACAAAGTTATTGCGTTAGCCATCATGTACGGCTGGCGCGTAACACACTTCAGGGCCTCACAGGTCGGCGGTAAATGGATGACCGCAATACAGGGACATTCAGGTTTCCCAGACCTCACGATGGTTCACCCACACAAAGGTTTAGTGTTCGCAGAATTAAAAACAGAGCGCGGCAAACTAGACCCAGCACAAGCGAACTGGTTGCGCGCACTCGACGCAGCAGGCGCTGAGGCCTACGTATGGAGGCCATCAGACATGCAATTCATTACCAACCGACTATTGAACGGAGCGCCCCTAACATGACAAAAGACGATGTAGCAGCAATGGTTAAAGTGTTGCGCGGCCTATACCCAGCCTCGCCATACAAACTCGATGAAGAGCTAGTAATCATGACCTGGCGCAAGTCGCACGAACTATTACGGCACGAAACCACAAACCTGCCGAAACTGTACAAAGACGTGATGAGCCGGCATAAAGCGTTTCCGTCGTTGCCTGAAGTGCTTGCCATACTTAAGAGCATTGAGAAAGGCCCGATGCAAAAGCCTGAACAAGTTGACATGACAAACTATGTGACAACTGGTTACGCCTCCACAATGTATGCAGGCTATGTTGAGGGCGTACAAGAGCTGAACGACATGCGCGCTAACCAACCCTTTGCGTATCTGGTTACACCACTAACCTACGAGGAATTTAAGGAACGGCACGCACGCAACGCTAAGTAAACGAAGTCACAACTAAATAATGCAGGCAGCTCAAAACTATTAAGCGTTGGGCTTTAAAAGACGGGACGCATGAGAACCCGAAAGCCAGCACACACAAGGCCGCGTAGGGAATTGCACTCTGCCGGCATAAAACACGGAAACGTGGGTAGATCACTGCGCGTTAAAACGGGAAATGCGAGACGTCTAACGAGGCAGTGAGGCAACTGAATAAAAGCAATAGGTAGTCGGTCTGAGGCAACCCGACGGGGGGCTAGGGCTAAGTCCGTCAAACAACACAGAGTAAGGTAAACACATGCCAACCAGCAGAAACCTCCCCAAAAAACTGAG